TCCGATTGTCGCGAAAGCGATGGAAGTGCAGCGGCACTAAATCGAGGAGATCATGATGGGTCTTTACAAAAACATCCACGCGAAGCGGAAACGGATCAAGGCAGGCTCGAAAGAGAAAATGCGTAAGCCGGGCAGCAAAGGCGCGCCGACTGCGAAAGCCTTCCGGCAGGCCAAGAAGACCGCAAAGAAATAATAAGCTGGCGACCCCTCCTTCCCCAAGGCCAGCTAGGCCCGCGTCAGCGGGCCTTTTTTTGCGTGCAGGAAAATTTCAAAAATTTTTTTTGGTGCGTGCGGGTTTAACTACCACTCCCCCTCCCCCGGCAAGGCGCGAAGGGGGGGGTCTGAGCGCCTGGGAACGAGCTCGGATCTCGATACCCCCCCCATCCCGTTTTAGGCTACGTATGTCGTTGTTTTTGCTACGTTTTATAACAGCACTATTATGTAACGGCGTGTTAACGCTGTTATCTTGCGCTTAACTGGCTGATTTAACGCGAGATTATGTTAAATTCCCACGCGCGCGATGGACCGCCCGGCCCGGTGCGCGAGAGCGCGAGTATCACTGCTCTGAGACGATCTTATCGTCAGGCACAATGAGCTCTCGCAAGGCGCCGAGATGCTGGTCTTGGACGTTGATGGACACTAGCGGATCTCGACGGTCACCCCAGTTATCCGGGTTCGCACGCGCAGCGAGCCAACGCCTAGTCTCAATCCGCAGCTTACGCACCTGTGCATCGTGTGCATCGATCGCGCCGTCAGCAATATCTAGCGTCTCCTCAGCAAGATGATCTGCCCACTTCCGCTTCGCTTCGTAGTATTTCTCTTCACGCTCTTTGGTTGCCCGCATCCACTTGTAAAACACGCGAGAGCTCACGCCAAGCTTCTTGATCAGGTTGACCGTTGTCATGCCCGACGCTAGGTCATCGAACACCTCCTCGCCTCCCTGGTCATCGATCCGTCGCATTGCTTCACGCATCTTTGGTCTACCCGACATAGTCATCCACTCCCATCTCTCTCAGCACGTCTCGCACCTCTTCCATGTCATCGACTACCCAGTACTCGTCAGGATAATCACGCTCCTTCAGCGGCTCCTGCTGGACGCGCAATTGTACCTGCTTCGAGGCGGTCGATTTGGTCATTTTGACCTGTTTTACTTGTTTACCTTTTCGTTCCACGTGAAACGATTCGAGCGTGTCGAATTTGTACTCACAAACTTTACATCGACGGTTACGTAGGACGCTCTCAGAACGCCTCTGAGTGTGCGTTACTTCTGACCTACCTTGGCATTGCGGACAGTTCATAAACGCCTCACAGAGCCTCTGGCTGCGTCTCAGCGCACGTATTGGTCAGATACCGTCTCACTTGCTCTGCTGCAAGGCCGTTTTTCACCATATCGGACGTGTAGCGCAGCACCGCATACCCATGCTCCACTGCCAGGTTGTACTTCTCGCAATCCTTGCGAAAGCCGCTGCCGCGCGTATGCCTGCCGCCCGACCACGTGCCGCCCTCGACTTCGCACACCAAAGCCGCCTGCGGGATGACGAAGTCGAACCTAAACTTGCGGCCCGGTATCAGCATCTGCTCGCGGTCGTACGTTATTCCGTACGCATCGAGCTGCGCCGCGAACTGCTCCTCCAGATGACTAGCCACTCTTGCCTCCGAATTTAAATCTGCGGGCATCAAGGCTCGCCGGCTCGTCGCCCCCGGCTTCGCCGGGCTCCTCGTCCGGCTCGCCGTCATCCTCGATCTCGTACACATACTCCTCGTTATCGAGTTTGATGCTCAGCCGCATGCCCGGCTCCATGTCATCGATTTCTAATCTCACTGTTGGCATCACTCAGCCCTCCTGGCCGATCGCATAAATCCTAACCCCCGCAAAACGAGTTGCGAAATTCTGCTTCGCGAGCGGCTCCGCCGCGCCGCCATAAAATAGAAATATATGAACTCGGAGCGCGTAAGCGCTCCAGTTGTATATATATTTATATAGGGCAACTGGAGCACTGGAGCAGATCCTATAAGTCGTTGATTTAATTGAATAAATCGACAACAAAAACAAACTGGAGCAAAAACAAACTGGAGCAACTGGAGCAGAATCGCGTAAGTCATTGATTTTATTGACTGCTCCAGTCTTTTTGGTGAACTGGAGCAAGACTGGAGCACTGGAGCACGAAAGTAGTCAAAACTAGTCACTTTGGTGCTCCGAAATGGTCTTGATCCACCACCAAAACTCGTCCAAATTGAGCGTGTGTCGCATGGTATTTACCTGGCTGCAGACGAGCTGCACGTTGTTTTTTAGGTAGCCTTCGTTGTGGTTGATTCGGTCGATCGAGGCGTTGAAAGGGCGTTTCTGAGAGACACCCACTCGGTGATGGGTCATATTGAGGTTCGATAGCGCGCACTTGCCGTTCTGCTGATCCCAAAGGTCGAGCACGTCCTCAAGCTCAATCTCCCAATCGACGCCGAGCGATTTACGCTTGCTGCGCAGTTGTCCGAAAAGCAGCTTTAAGTACGGCTTATGCCCGGCATTGATGCGCTTCTGCCTGGCAGTACGGATGCACGTCTTACATCGTTTGTACTCGCCCTTCCTTTCAGAAGGGTAGAAATCGGTCGCGGGTTTGTCGGTTAAACATACTTTGCACGTTAGTAATCCATCATCCATGACGGAGCGTCCCCTACTTCAATATATTTGCGCGGTCTGCGCTGGGCATCAGGTCGCTCCACTACCTTCAGCTCTCTGTTATCAATCCACGTTTGTAGCATCGTCTTGATTTTGCTTTTCACGGCCTCATCGCGCTCGTCTAGACCCAGCACCTGAGCCACGGCAAGCCCGACCCATTGCTTCGAGCGCACGTCCTCGCGCCACTCTCCGTCGCGTATAAGCCCTTGAACGTGCGCTAAATCCGCCGCCGTCACGTCCTCAAAAGCATCAGGCCACTGCCAAGGCTCCATCACCCCTATGCTGTCCCCGTTCGCGATTTCTACACTCACCATCTTCCGCCAAGAGCTGTCGCGACTCGGCGGTGCTAGGTTGTCTTTGCTGTCGGCTTCGCGTGAGTACTGCCAAAACTCGCGCTCGTCGATCCCGGCAAGCCTCGCTTCCTCTGCCGTCATTCTCTGCAGCCGGCGCACGTGCCTGGCGGCGTCCGTAAGCGCGCTCGCTCCGCGAGCGTCGCCATAGCTGGCCGATTGTCCTGGTTGCGCCTTTCGGACGTGGTGCACGAGCTCTACGGCGCAGTTGCCCCTATCGGCGATCTGCCCCCAGGCTTTGACGACCAGGTCCATCTGGCCGTTGTCGTTCTCATTCAGTCTGTGCGAGCTCACGAAAGGATCAACAATGATCACGTCGATCGAGTGCTCGTTAATAAAGTGTGTGATCTCATCGACTGCAGGCGTCAGCGCGGCTTCGCCGCGCTCGCTATCCGCTATCAAAAGTTTGCTGTCGCGACCGCTGTTCACGTAGAGCCGATCCGCAAAATCTTCTTGCTTGACGTTGTAGTGCTGGCAGATGCCAGCGATGCGTCGCTGCAGTTCTTCGAGCGGGTCTTCGAGGTTCCAGACCCACACCCTGCGCGGTAGCGTTTCTGTGCCAAGGATGTCTTTGCCCGTCGCCATTGCGATCGCTTCTGTGAGCGTGAGCGCGGTCTTACCCGATCCGCCCGCAGCGACCGTCACGCTGAGAAAGCGCCGGATGTAGTGCCGCCCATACACCCACTGACGAGGTGGGATCGCCGCCGGGTCTGCCATCACAAACGGCCTCGGCGCCAGCGCTGCGCGCCGCGCCTCAGTTGCTATCGCGACTTCCTCTTCTTTTTGTGCCTTCTTCCGCTCAATAGACTCGGCCCACTTCTTTCGAGCCCCATCGATCGCCACCTGGAATTCTTCGAGCGTTTCTTCGACCGTGTAGCCCGGCTCTGTCCAAGCGGGCGCCTCCGCGAGTATTTCTTCATCCGTGTAGTCGCGCATCACTTTGCTCGCGACTTCTTTGATCATGCGCTCATGCCAGCCGCCCTGCGTTGCGCCGTGGATCGCGACCACGTTCGTTGGCTTGTTCTCTGCATCGATCTTTTCTTGGAAGGTTGAGTCCCAAATCGGGATACCCTCGAAAGGATCATCGATGCCCGTCTCCACCTCGATTTCGTAGGTCTTGCCGCTCTGATGAATCGAGCCAGGCGCGATAACGATGCCGCCCTGCCCGCGCACGTCGAGTTTCGAGTCTGGATTCGCGCTCGACTTCACTGGGCAGTGTGGATTGACTCGGAAGTAGTAGTGCTTGCCGCGGCTGGTCTTCACCTTGAGCGGCGTCCAGGGCAGATTGTTATCCACCCATATCATGGCATCGAGAGAGTCAGCATCGACTACTACATATTCCTTGCCGGTGACAAGTGCCCAATTGCATTCAGCGAATTTGGCTGAGCTCGTCCAATAGTTCATGAGGTCTTCGCTGACCTCTTCGACCTGGTATCGCTCCCAGCTTACGAGCGGTCGCTTCTGTATAGGATGCGCCGGCAGGACGGTGAGCCCTCGCTGCCATAGATCCCAAGCCATTTCATTCCTCGTCACAAGCGCCTCACTCATCTGCCGGCCACAAATCTGGACGTAAGCGCGCACGCTTGATGCCCGTGATTTCCTCGATCTCGATCGCGCGCTCGGCTGGGATACCCCTCTCGCTCGATTTCCATTTGTAAATAGTCATCCGCGCAACATCCAACGACTTCGCTAGTCGGCTCACGTTGATCTCATTCCAAATGCATGGGGGTGTCATCTCGCTGCTCCATTGTGTTTCGATTTGCGCACTTTAGTACACTTTGGTTGACATGCAAAACAGGTGTCTATTTTAGTGGACAGTTAGGTGCAACCTCTGGTTTACTGTCAGGACATTTACAACAAGAGGTTGGTATGGGCAGAGTGCCTTTCCACGAAAGACTCAAAACGCTCCGAACAGCGCGCGAGATGTCGCTTCGTTCGTTGGCGGAGGAGTTAAAGAAACATGGAGTCGATGTGACTCATAACGCAATAGCCAAATGGGAGCAGCCAAAAATGACGGGGCGCTTCCGGCTACCACCAATGGAGGTTATTAGTGCGCTGTGCAAGATCTTCGCGGTTGAGCCAGCCTGGTTAATCGATGAAGTATTTTTTAGAACAGAAAAGTCGTTGAAGAGCGAGCGACTAGACGCATTTCAAGACATCGAGCTGCTAAGCGACGGACAATACGAGGCGCTGTTGAACGTAAAACAACAATTTATGAAGATGGGGGTCAGCAAGATTAGTAATGGAGATACCTAGAAACCTATCCACAGAGGCTCGCAGCTTCATTTATAACTCTATAAACAAAATTTTTATGGGCGACATGGTTTATTGCAGCACGGCAAAAGACGGCATAGAAATTTGGCACGAGACAGTTTGTAAATACACCGAAGGCAAGCTTCCGGGCGTTGCTTGTAAAAATTTTATGAAGTCAGAAGTGCATCGTCGCGTCATCAAAAATCGAGCGCCAGGATTTGAGAACGATTGGACGCGGTCGAATTTCGCGATGGCTGTGTTCGATTTCAACAAAACGCATTTTGTTATTCGCACTGATAATAAGCAATTTAACTTTGAACTCGAAAGCGACATTAAAGAAGAAATGATTGACCTCGCTGTCTCGACAGAGCGCTACGCGGTTTTCACGCCTCTCGTCGCTCTACCTTCCCCTAATACTGCTGTGTAACCCATAGTAGACACCTGTATACCATTCGGTTATGCTCCTTCTCAGTTTGATGAAAGGAGCGAACCGAAATGGGCCTACAAAGCGTCCCGCAACATAACCAACCCTCCGTCGATGCGTTAGCTGATCAATGGCTGATGCTGAAAGAGGTCATCCGCCAAAACCAAGAAGCCCTGCTCAAAGTTGAGCGAAGCCTTATCCCCCTGCTCAAGTCGCGCGAGGATGGCAGCGCAACCACGCGCACCCCAATGGGCAAAAAGATTGTTCTTAAGCAAAAGAACAATTACAAACTCGATGGCACCAAGCTGCTGAAGGTGCGCAATCAGATTCCCGAGGCGCTATTACCTCTCAAGGTCAAAGAACTGCTCGATGAACCGCGCTTGAAGTACCTGCGCAACAACGAGCCCGAGGTGTACGCGATTTTCGCTGAAGCGCTGACGGCAACGCCTGCGAAACCAAACGTGACGGTGGAGGCGAATGACGATGGCATTTGATCTCTCCGCAATCAAAAAGACTAGCGGTCTTAAGCCGCCCTTCATCGTGGTCTACGGGCAAGCCGGCGTCGGTAAAACAACGCTAGGCGCGCAAGCCCCGAACCCCGTGTTCCTGCAAACTGAGGCCGGAGAAGGCACACTTGAGATCAACGCGTTCCCGCAGGTCAAAGATTTTGCCGAGGCGCTAGAGGCTATCGCGACTCTCATTGAGCACGAGCACGATTACGAAACACTCGTCATCGATAGTCTGGATCATCTCGAACCGATCATTTGGAAAGAGGTTTGTAAGACCCAAGGCATCGACTCGATCGAGAAACTTGGCTACGGCAAGGGCTACGTGTTCGCGCTCGATTATTGGCGCGAGCTCATGGCGGCGCTGAACGCGCTCCGCGCTAAAAAAGGCATGGCGGTCATCATGATTGCCCATACCCACATCCGTAAGTTTGAGTCGCCCGATAGCGACACCTACGACCGATACGAAATAAAACTTCACAACAAAGCGAGCGGCCTCGTGCAAGAGAGTGTCGATGCCGTGCTGTTCGCGAAGCATGTAGTGGTAACGAAGAAAGAAGACAAAGGCTTTGGACAAACGCGCGTGCGCGGCGTCAGTACTGGCGAGCGTGTGCTGTGCGCGAACGAGAAGCCTGGCTTTGTAGCGAAGAATCGCTACGGGCTACCCGACGAGATCGACCTTTCCTGGTCGGCATTCCAAGACGCAATAGCGACAGCAATCAACGGAGAAACGAAATGACGAGTTTTGCATTTGACGTAAGTAGCGCGCCCGAGGCGGCGCCCGCAACGAACAAGTACGCCCCCATTCCTGCGGGCGATTACAAGGCGATGATCACTGAAAGTGAAATGAAGCCAACGCGCGCTGGCACTGGCCAGTATCTGCAGTTGGTGTGGGAGATCATCGATGGTCAGCATGCTGATCGAAAGATCTGGGATCGATTGAATTTGGTCAACCCTAACCCGACGGCCGTGTCGATCGCGCAGCAAGACCTCGCGTCGATCTGTCGCGCAGTTGGCGTGGACAAGATCAGCGACACGGAGGAGCTGCACTACAAGGAAGTGATGGTCACCGTGACGATCCGCAAAGGCGATAACGGCTACGAAGACTCGAACGAAATCAAAGCCTACGCCCCGGCCGGCCGCTCCGCGCCCGCCGCAGCGCCCGCAGCCCCTGCTGCTGTCGCGACTCCCGCTGCCGCCGCTCCTGCTGCGCCAGCCCCCGGCAAAAAACCCTGGGAGTAGGCGCATGGTTGCCCTGCCGGAAGAGCAGCACACCACCCTCAAGCTTGTTGAGCGAGCGACCGAGGAAGCGCAGGCCACCAATGGCGGTGGCCGAGCGCACCTTGGGGCAAGCCTGATCGGTGATGAGTGCCAGAGAAAGCTGTGGTTTATTTTTCGATGGGCCGCGCAAACCAAACATCCTGCTCGCCTGCTGCGTCTCTTTAATCGCGGCGCCCGTGAGGAGGAAGTGTTTAATTTTTTACTGCGCCAGGCTGGCCTGAATGTGTGGGACGTTGACCCGGACACGAATCAGCAATGGCGCGTAGAGGCCGTCGGTGGACACTTTGGCGGCTCGCTTGATGGCGTAGTGCAGGGGTTGGTTGAAGCGCCCAAGGCGCCGCACGTTAGCGAGCAAAAGACGCACAACGACAAGTCCTTCAAAAACGTGCGATCGAAGGGTGTGCAGGAATCAAAGCCTGAGCACTACGCGCAAATGCAGGTGTATATGCACCTCATGAACATCGACCGCGCGTTGTACCAGGCCGTGAATAAAAATGACGATGAGCTCTACTTTGAGCGCGTGAAGTACGACAAGCAGACCGCCGAGGGTTTGCTCGCAAAAGCAGAGCGAATCATTACGAGCGATCTACCGCCCGAGGGCATTAGTCACGATCCCGCGTTTTATAAGTGCAAGTGGTGCGACCAGAGCAACGTGTGCCACGGCAATCAAGTCCCGCAAGCCAATTGCAGGACGTGCTGTTTTTCAACGCCAGAGACGGACGGCGACGCACGCTGGTCATGCAGCAAGCACGGCAAAGACCTCAACCAAGAAGACCAGCGGCTCGGCTGCGATCAGCACTTGTTCATTCCTGCCCTGCTCACTAACTGGGCCGAATGCATTGATGGCGACGATGACGCTGTGCGCTATCGCAACAAATCGACCGGCGCTGAGTTTGTGAATGGCGAAGGCGGCTTCACGTCGAAAGAGATGGCCAAGGTGATCGACGTGAGCGTTCTTGGCGATCCGATCGTGGACACGCTCAAGCAGGAATTCGGCGCGGAGGTAGTGGGGTGAGAAAGATGATGATTGAGTTAGAAGAGCAGGATGTCGAAGAGATTCTCGAACTAATGCGCGAGATTAGTGAGCGACTAAAGCTCAACCAAGACATGCTGGGGGTGCTACTTGCAAAAGCGTACCAAGAAGAAGGAAGGCACGCGCAACGAGATCCCCATTAAGCGCATGCACGATTACCCGTCCTGCTATTACTGCGACGAGATGATTATCGACTGGTGCGCCGTTTATCAGAGTGTGCCGCCGGTCGAATTTACGGTGAAAAAAAATGAGTGTGAGCACTTTAAGGACAGCCTCGGTGAGTACTGAGGAATTCAACAAGCTGTATTACCAGCGCTGTTTGTGCGGGCAGATCGTGCGTCGCACTACTGGCGTGTGCCGGTCTTGTCGCGTGAAGCACAAGATCACCGATGTAGAAATGTTCCAGGCGCGTGGCGCGCAAGCGTGGTTAGGCAAAGCCTGGCGAAACGATTACACAATAGAGGAGCAAGCAGATGAGTGCATTGGACAGACAAATTGGGGGGACGCATTACAAGTCGTTCGAGATTCAGCCGATTGTGTTTTGCGAGAAGAACGGCCTGTCGCCGATCGCGAGCAATATCATCAAGTACGCCTGCCGATACAGGACGATTAGGCGACATGGCGTTGCTCGACCGAATGTCGAAGACTTGCGCAAGATCATTCACTACGCCGAGATCGCAATTCAGATGGAGCTCGAAGCTGAGCCCGCGTCCGAGGAAGAGCAGTTCCGTACAGAGCATCAGTTCAAACCGTTCAGCGATGAGCGCGACGTTGTACTAAGCGAAGAAGTCGAAGACCCAAAGCTAAGCGCGCACCTAGCTAAAGCAACCTGCGAGGACGGCACATGCGATTTATGAGACGCCGCCGCTGGGGCGATAACCCGGAGCCATTCCCTCTGCACTTGCTGTTCTTGGCGTTCTGCGTGCTCGCCACGGGAGTGATTCTGTGGAGTTAGAAATCGATTACGATCTGCTCGCAGAAAAGATTGCGCACGTGATCGCGAAGGCGCCGCGAGAGGACGAGGTGTTATGGGACACTGACGAGTGTGCTGCCTACTTGCATTTCAATCGTCGTTACTTCCGCGACACGGTCAGCAAACTAGATAGCTTTCCCAAGCCGCGCGGCACCGGGTTCGTTTGGCTCAAATCGGAAGTAGTGCGCTGGGCCAAAGGCTAGAGCAAGTCTGCGAGCTCGCGCGCATCTTTATTGTAGTAGGTCATGAGTTGCTTAATGTCTCGATGCCCGGTTACGCGAGCAAGATCTAACACCAGCAGTTTCTGAGCAAGCCGAGTCGTTGCCTCATGCCGACTATCATGAAACGTCAAGTTATCGATCGCTGAGTCAGCGACTGCTTTCCTAAACATTGTACTGACCACGCCGGCTGACACGCCGAGCATCTCTTCTTTCTCTCTTGGTAATGTGCCGATCAAACGCACTGCCTCTTTCGATAAAGGCACGTTGCGCTGCACACCAGTCTTCGTAATGGTGTGCGGCAGAAAAACGTAGCGCTCATCAAGATGCACGTCATCCCACGTCACCTTGCAGATCTCGCCCTGGCGCATCGCCGTCTCAAGCGCAATCAAAAATGCTGTCGCGACTTTCTGTCTTTGCGTTCTGGGCTGCGCGCCGTCAACGTGATCAAGGGCAACAAGCAATCGATCGATCTCCTCCTGCGAGATGCGCCTGTCGCGCGGCGGCGGATCTTTCGGTCGCTTAATGTCTGCCATCGGGTTGTGCGTCATCATGCGCCAGCGGCGCGCCTGCGTGAATAAGTTAGCGATAAGGTTGAGGTCACGATTGACTGTGCTCGGCTTCACCTGCTTTAGCCGGTCATCGATTAGCTGCTCGATGTCCTCACGCTGAATGCTAGAAAGTTTGCGAGCGAATAGCTTGGGATAATCGCGCTCGTACATCTTTAAGCGAATCATCTCCCACCTGGCGCCTTTCTTCGCTTCGCTCACCTCCCGCTCGTAGCGCGCACTAAGATCGGCAAGCGTACTGTTCAAAAGCGCGACGCCAGTGTCCTTTGTCACCATCTCCGCGACCCAGGCTTGCGCCAGTCGCTTAGTGTCGAATGTTTTAGATCTTCTTTGACCGCCGACCATAACGCCGGCCTCCCAGCGATCCCCTCGCTTTCTAAATGTTCCCTTCACGCTCGCTCCTGCCGTAATTTCTGCCGTAATTTGCCGTAATTGGCGCCGTAAAAATATGGGGAAA